TTCTTCCTCTACTCTTGCAGCGTCTAAGTCGTCTTTGGTATGGATTGAATCTGCATAGTTATCCATTAAGTAGTTGTCAAACATCTCTGAGATTTTTTGTGAATAATCAGTCATTTCACATACCTCAACTGTTCTAGTTCTAGTTTCAGTTCTATCATCTTGTTCTTATGTCTTAGTGTTTCAAACTGGATCTTTTGATCTAGTTTAAGGTTCAGTATCTCTTTTTCTTCTTCTATTGTTTTTGGCATTTTATTTCCTTGGCAATTTTACTGTTTTGCCATCAGTTTCTAATTTTCCTGAATCAATCAGGATTTTAATATAATCGAGGACTGTCCGTCTAGACAATCCCCAGATTAAACAACACTTGGCGATTAAGTGGTCTCTTTCTACTGGGTTCTTAGCCCACGATTCGATAGTGGCAAGCCTACCGTGTATTTTAGTCATTCTTCAGTTTTTACATAAATTGCTTTTCCGAAGTTAGTTTCCTGTGTGAATAAAACTCCTTCGAATCCCACTAAGTCCTCGACTGCGTAGGATTTAATAGCTTTACACATTGTTTCGACACTCGTTCGGTTTGGCAAATACTCCATTTGTGAGCCGTTCAGTTCTATGGTCATAGCGACCTTATTCTCAGGCTTTCCATCGCCTTTGAAATCTATCATTTTGTTTTCTGCTTTAATTACGGTGAAGTTAGTATCTTTCAGAGTGGCTACATAGTCTCCTGAAAGTTTAAATCCAGCAATTAATTCTTTATTTTCTGACATTATTATATTTGATCCCCGCTAGTTTTAGAATAAACATTCTCCAGTTTTTCGTCTTTGATTTCATCTTGACTAACTCTAGTTCTTTAAATTCTTCTTCTGCGAATACTACATTTATAGTTCTCATTTTCTTAAAGCCCACATGTACGTTAGTGCTATAATCACAACAGTCCACATGGCAAATTCTGTTATTACTACCATACTTCTTACTAACTTAGAAAGTATATAAGGGTTTCGTTTATAATTTACCTAGAATTTTATCGAGGATTAAAAGGATTTTCTCTTGTGTGTCTCCGAGAGAATTGAGTTTTGTATCTGCTAGTCTAAACATTAAATACATTCCAAGACCACCGACTCCAAACTGAACAACCAATTCTTCGAGTGCCATTATGCTATAAGTCCTACTCCTGTTCCTGTTCCTAACGCGGTTAATATTTGCTGGATTGCTGCTCTTGATTCAACATCGATAACCGCTCCTCCAGCTGGCGGTGGTATCGGTGCCGATTGAGGAACTGCTGCTCCTCCATAAAATCCAATATTCGGAGCGTTTATTTGAACTGTATCAGTTGCGAAAGTAGTCTGAATCATTGTTCCAGTTGCTCCGTCGACATAGAAATCTGCGACACCAGTTCCAGCGTTTATGTGAACACGGTTTGCCGCAACGTTAAGTTCCTGTGCTCCACCAGCACTCTCAAAAATGGTTCTAACATAAAATTGATTGACAATTGTATTTCCTCTGATTGTGAATTGAGTTCCTTCATCTTGAATATAGGTATTTACCGTCTCAAAAGTGATTCTAGGTCCAGCCGCTCCACTATTTATAATTTTTAATCCTCTATCAAGTGCTGAATTTGCGTCTATTATTAAGTCCGTGCCGTCATATGTGAAATTTGTGCTTGAAACTAAATTGCTACCATTTGAATAGGGAACATTATTTGCTGGCATTGAGGTTTTTAATTTTTCAATCGTTGCGCTTCGATTGCTTGCTATTCCTGATAGGTTTGGAATCTCTACTCCAACACCGAGAGGAATATTTCTTGTTGGCGTTCCTTTCTTCATGTCTCTTAAAAGTTTAGTGGTTTTATTTCTTGGCATCTAATCCTCTCCTTAATCTTTTAGCTACTGTTGATCCCACGTAAGGCACTAAGTTCATACGTCTTCCAGTTTGTTTAGTTGTACCTGCTACGAGTCCCGTGACTGAAGGGTATTTAGTTTTTATAAAACGTGTTCCACTTGAGCCAGTTCCGACATTAACCATGTTTATTCTAAAAGCTAGAACTATAAAAAACTATTCGTCTGAGTCTTTAGCTTTTGATTTAGGTTTAGATTTAGGTTTTGGCTTTTCTTCAAACTCTGGATATTTGTCAAGCATATCCTTAGCTGCTAGAGTGTTGCCACTTAAAAGATAATTTTTATACAAATTTCTAGCGTTTTCTTTAGTCATTTTAAGTCGTTGTGTCTGTAATTACATTAACTGACTTTGGATCAGTAAGTAAACACTCGGACTCAATCCAAACTCTGACTTTCTTTCCGATACCTGGATCGTCCATGACTGCGCTTGTAATTGGCATGAATGTTTTTAGTGTAGCGCTTCGATCTGGAATCCATTGGATTACATAATCAGTTGTTGCGTTCTGGCTTACTAGAACATTACATCCTAAAATTTCCATGACTACTCCGTCTCTGACTTTCTCACTTGAGAATTGAGGAATGCTTGATCCCTTTGTATTGATTAAATAGTCTAATAAGAATCTGTGTTCGATTGGATTCATAAGTAAAATTGAACCTTCTGGATCATAACCAGCTGCTCGAATCTTTTGTTTTCCTAGTAAAATGTCATCGATTGGGTCTCCGTTTGTTGCGTCATCCCACCCAGTTCCGTTTGCTGCTGCTGTGTTGACATTAGTTGGGTTTGGAATTGTTGGTGTTGCTGCTGATGCTTCTGTGATTACTGAGTAGATTCTTAAGTCTTGTTTTCTTTGAACTGCTCGGACTAGGTCTCGAACATTGGTAGCCAATAAATCAACATCTGAATCCTTTAAGTCTTCGATTGAGAATAATGGACTTTCAACAAAGAATTTCTTTACATAAGAAGTATTCCGTGTCCAAGATTGTTCAGCTACGAAAGGCAATGCGCCTGATGCGTTGTTTGAAATGTGGCTTGTAGTAATTCCAGATGTGTCTGCTGTGTCTAGGAATCCTGAAGTCTTTTGATACCATCGGATTTCTCTTGCCGTAGTTGTTGAATTTACAACGAATTTCTTAAATACGTTTTCTTCTTCTGCGAATCCTTTGACTAGTCGGTCTATGTCTATTCCTCTAATATCTGCTTGTCCACTTGCGTCTGCCATTTTATTTTTATGCTAGGTTCATCACTGTTGGTCTTAATTCCATTAGTAAAGTATGAGTATCTGAAGCTGTTTCTAGTGCGATACCTAAAACATTTTCTCCATTGATTGGTGCTGGTGCTACTTCATTAGCTGCTCCAGTTGCTGAGTGAGTATCCAGAGCCTCTCCAACTGTTATTGCTGCTCCAGCTAGAACTTTGAATATTCCACCTCTATAAACTGCTAGAGTTGTGTTTCCGTCATTTGCGATCTTTTCTGCTGCTGCGATTCCTGCGATTATGTCTCCGTCACCGTCTGAAAGTGAGGCTGTCATAGGATCAGTCAGCTTCAGAATAGCTCCTTTTTCAATTCCAACTCCGTCTGCGACTGTGAATTGAATAGGTAAATGAGTTTCAACCATAAGAGTAGCTTCGTTTGCCATGAGTCTTTAAAGTGCTTCTTTTATTTAAAGCTTTTCTTTATTTGGACATCTTAGACTGCTCTTCTTTTATTTTCTGCTCGGCAAGCTTAAGCATTTCTTCTTGGATTGTTAGGTTCTCTTTGCTCTGTTGTATTAAAACCTTGGCTTCTGTTGCTACTCTAGTCCATAAGACTTCTTCTGGTGTTCCGATCTTAATGTCTAGTTCTTTAGTTTTTGACATTTAGGTCTCCTCTTAATACTCTGGCAGCATATTCTTTATTTGTTTCTGGTTCTGGTTCTGGTTCAATGTGACCAGCTTCGGTTTTACCACTCAGTATTTTGACAGCTTCAAGCTTTTCTTTTCGCTCAATTAGTTGTCTAGTTACTTCGTTAGCTTCTTCAATCCTCTTAGCATTCTCGCGAGCTTCATCAACCAAGCCGATATTAATCTTATCTTCTGGTTTAAAGGTCGGTGTAGTCTCCGCCTGAGGGTTTGGTATATTTGCTTTAATTTCGTTTTCATTTGACATTATTAAGTTGATCCTGTGTTTGTTGTGATTTGAATTATTTTGCTAGAATCTGGATTA